GGCAGGATTAGCGGAGTTGTGTGCGTATATTTCCATGCGTCATCACGCCATACCTGCACCTCGTAAAACTTGCGGCGATACCAGCAGCCGTTGTTGATATTAAAATGCGTCGCGCTTTTCGGCGCTTTAGTCCAGTCGGGTGTCATTTCACACCCCGCGCCGCATCAATAGCCTGCCTCAGACTGCTGACGTTCGCCTCCACAATATCCCGTGGCAGCACGACACTGCCGACGGTGTTGCTCACATCAGCCAGCCAGTCGATGCGGTCGGCGTCGGCGCGCAGTGCTTTGTTTTCGATGCGCAGCACTTCAATCCGCGCCATCAGCGATTCCAGCGCCTTTACCACCTGATGCCGTTCATAACTCTCTGTGCCTATCTGGTCGTAATACTGCGGATTCACGCGGGCGCGCAGATCGGCTATCAGTTCTTCAATGTTCATTTTCTTCCTCACTTGCAGCAACCATTTTGCGGGCGTCAACAAAATGGTTTTGACGCCATCCGCGCCCCTCGTAAACGCAGCTATCGCAATACGACTCCTGCGACAGCCCGTTGACCCGGCCACGGTTGGCGCAGGTTCGGCAGTCGGCTTGGGTTGTCAAGGAATCCTTGACAGCTCGGGATTGCAGCAGGGCATCAGCCAGCGAATACAAAATCGCCTCTGGAATCATGCGCTCCCAATCCGGCTCTTTTTGGACAGAGCATCCGCCAATATCTGGATGTTGGACTATCAAGACATCACCATCGCGGCGGATATTCCAACCGGAAGGCACAGCAGGCGCAGGGACGGGGGCGGCGTAAACCGCTGTCAGCTTTGTTAATAATTCCCGTTCTTTTTCATATTCTTCGGGTGTTACGCATTGCGGCCAATTACTTGGAGTCCACTTATTAAGGTTTATCCACGCCACCGGCTTCTGCTCCCGCAGCTTCGCCAGTTCAGCCTCTGCCGCTTCCGCCCGATCCGTTTGTTGCTTCAGCGCAATCTCCAGGTCGGCAATGTTCCGGCGCAGGATGGTCGCCGTGTCGTACCGTTCGTACCGTTCGCGCACCGGCTCGACGGGTTCTGGCGCGAACTGGTCATCAAATGCTGTTGTTGTCATGCTCAAAGCTCATCGTTTTTTGTGCGCGTTCTGCCGCCAGGGTGACGGCGTAAATGCTTAGGCGACAGGTGTCGCCTGAACCGAGTTAGGTTCCTTTGCGCGGTCGATCTTGCCCCGCACCCATTCGGCACCGCCCAGCCGTGCCAGTTTCTCACGCTGCGCAGTCGTCACCCGCAGAGAGAGCGTTACAGTTTCCTCTCCCTGCTTTACCGGCTTGCGGCCTTGACCCCTTCCGGGGCCGCCTCTGGTTGTCATTTAACTTGAACCCTTGCTTCCATCCGGTTCGGGTTGCCGTACCAGACCGCCGTGTAATCCTTGTCTTTTGCTTGGCGCTTTGCCGCACGCTTTGCTGCTGCTTCTGTTTCAAAGTAGGTCACTACGTCTTTGTTAATTTTTCCGAGGGTTGCTTGTGTGTAGAACATTTTGTTTCTCCTTCGTTTGTTGAGTTGATGTTGTTATTGTAGTGCGCAATCAAACGATAGTAAAGAACTTTTTGCAATTATTTTGTGTTGCGTTATCAACCGTCAGAAACATAAATGGAGTTGGGCGTCACTTCATCCCACGGTGCCGGCGCCCCAGGTTCCGGCACAGGATCGGGGCAGCCGCGATATGCCCGTTCCAGACAGCAGCGCGTCGTCATGCCGGTGTTACGGCTGCCGCCCGATCCGCAGGCACCACGGTGCTGGTAGTTGCCGGGGCTCCAGCACCACCGTTTCTTGCATGCGCTGTCGATCGCGTCATACCCGTCGATTTTCATTTTTCCATCCTCATGTCACGCAAAGCAGCAATCCACTTTCGGCAATGCCTCACGGCGTCCTCATACGGCATAAACGCATATCGCCCTTCATGCCTCCTCGCAAAGCATCGGCGCACACCCGCTTCGGCTATCGCAATCCTGTTCACGTCGGTCTCCTCGGGCGCCGTAACGCCCAACTAATCATTCCAGCGGACGCCCTGCGGGCGCCGCTGAATTCAGGCGTTGTGGGTCATCAATTCCGCACGCCGCACACCTCAACGGACAGGCGCGAAATGATTGCGTTCAGCCGCTCAACCTCTGCGGCCAGTGATGCAGCCTGAGCCACGGCTGCGGCCCGGCGCGTGTCGTGGTCGCGGCACTGCTTCAGCAGGTCGGTGCTGCGTCGGTGGCTGCGGTCGAGCGCTGCCGCCATGTCGGCGATGCGCTCTGACTGTTCCTGCCACGCCTCCCACATCCAGCGCACAACGGCGCGGTTGTAGCGGCCCATGTGCTGCGTCAGGTCCTTGAAGCCCTGTTGCTGCGCCCACGTTTCAAATGATTTCTGGATGCGGTCGGTCATGCCTTGTCTCTCTCTGTGGATAACCTCCAGACGCAGGCCAGAATCTCGCGCACGGATGCGGTCGTGGTCGCGGATGTCGTGGAGGTGAAGTGATATGGTCATGGTGTTTCCATTTTGGAAATAACTGCATCAAGTCGGGAAAGATCACCCTCAAGGTCATGCTTTTCCTGCATGTAGGCCGGTGCATACGCGCCCCAGTCTTCGACAAGTTCGCGTGCTTCTTTCAGGGATGCCAGCAGTTCGTCGCGCTGCCGAATCAACTCCAGCACGGCGGCAGGGTTGGCGGCGGCGATGAAGTCGGCGTATTTACCGCTGAAAACAACTGGGTTTTCTCGGCACAGGTGCATCCAATTAACATCAGATGCAGCCTCTGCCAGCCGCTTCAGTTCTTCAATGTTCATATCTTCCTCCGAATCACATAAGTCGACGCGTTTCCCTGTCTCGCGAAAAACACGTCACGGAAGTCAATCCCCAGTATCCGCGCCACCTGCTCGACGGCATCCCGCGCCGATGTGGCGCTGAATGCCTGCTTGCCGCAGCCGGATTCGGCGTGGAATCCGGCAAGGTCGTCGGTGACGGTGACAGGGGTCAGGTGGAGCGGTTCGGGTCGCTTTCTTGTCATGCCATTCGCCTCTTAATACGAAATCGACACATGCGGAACAGCGCCGGACGCAATCGCCTTTATCAGCGCCTTGCCCTGTTCCTCGCTGATGCCTACCGCCATAATCCCGGCCAATGCTTCACGGTTAATGCGGCGCATATGTTCCTCGTTGGCCTCGCGCTCTGCCTGAGCCTTGGCCGCCGCTTCCTGTTCCGCAATGCGCTGACGTTCGGCGCGTTGACGTTCGGCTTCGACCGCTGCAACCCGGTCACGCTCGGCGCGTTCTGCGGCTTCCTGGGCATCACGCTTGGCGCGTTCTTCCGACTCCACGCGACGGCGCTCGGCGTCCTGTTCGCGCAGTTTGGCAGCTTCGGCTTCAGCCTTGGCGCGGGCCTCGGCTTGTTCCGATGCGATGCGTGCGCGTTCTGCGGCTTCACGTTCGGCGCGGGCGGATGCTTCAGCATCGGCACGGGCCTTGGCAGCGGCTTCCTCGGCTTCACGGCGGGCGCGTTCTTCAGCTTCGCGGATGCGTTGCGCCTCACGCTCAGCGGCCAATCGCTCGGCCTCAGCCTTTGCTTCAGCGGCGCGTCGGTCGGCGTCTTCCTGCTCGCGGCGCGCGGCTTCAGCGCGGAGCCTGGCAAGTTCGGCTTGCTCGGATTCGTATTGCTGACGGCGTTGCAGATTAAAGCGCAAGATTGCAAGCGTTTCATCCTTGGCCTTGGCAGCGGCTGCCGCAAACTCCTGCCAGTGGTCGCCAAGCGCCACCGCTTCGGCTTGAGCAATCAGGCCGGAAATAGCTGCGGAGTCGGTACCCATGGCAGGCGCTGACAGTTCGCGTAATTGCTGGATGGCGTCTTTGTGGCGCTGGATGCGGTCGGCTTCAGCTTGCTCCCAATCGGTCAATGGCTTGCGAATCTCGTCGCGCAGCTTGTCGCACTCGTCGCGCCACTTTTTGCGGTCGGCATCAATCAGGGCCAGGCGCTTTTTTTCTTCGGCCACCAGTTCCTTGCCAAAGTCATCGACCAGCGTTTTTGTCTTGCTGACCTTGTAGGCCAGCGATGCGATGCGGTCACGGCCTTTCTTTGTCGTCAGGTCTGGAACCTCGGCGGATGCCTCAGACTTGATGCGCTGAATCAGCACGTCAATGCCGGACGGAGTTGCAAAAGCCTGAGCGATTGCAGTGTTGTCGATTACTGCGATTTCTTGCGTCATGATAATCCCCTTTTCAGTCCGTTTAGTATTGCACCAGCAATGGTGTTAGTCAATGCGGGCGCAATAGTTTTATTGTGGTTACATCAGAACGGGAGCGCTTCCCCGTCATCGAAATCATCAACCGGAGCCGGTTGCGGTGCTGCCCGTTGTTGGCGTGGTGCCGGTTCGGAATCCTGGCTGTCCTGTTTCTTTCCGCCAGCGAACTTGAATTCGACCAGCTTGGCCTTCAGGTAGCTTTTGCCGTTGTATTCCTCGACCTGCACCTCGTCCATCGTCGCCATGATCAGCGTCCCTTTTGTCATCATGTGCGCGACCTGTGCGGCGCGTTTGCCGAACATGGTCAGGCCAATCCATTGCGCTTTCTTCTTGTCGCCGAAACCAACATCATAAGCGGCATACAGGGACAGGATTTCAGTCTGCCCGGCCTGTTTCAGTTCGGCGTCTTTGCCGAGTCGTATCAATTCGATAAACATATGTCACCTCGTTTGTGCGGCGTATTCGTCCGCGAGTTGGTTGTAATAGTCGCGGCAGAGTTGCACGCGTTCAATGATGGCCTGTTCCTTTTCCGCGTCGCGTTCGTAAAACAGGCGAGTGACACGTTTCACCGGGTCGATGTGGTCAACCGCGTGAATGCTCGGGTCTTCCCACCGGATCAGGTGTTCCGGGGTGCTGACCATGCAGTATGCCAGCACGGCGCTATGGCAGTCCCACAGCATCATATAGGCGCGAAGCTGCCATTCGTAGCCGCTGTTTTCGCCCATGCTGGCCAGCAATGGAAACGTCGTCAGGCTCCAGGATGACTTGATATCAATCACCGTGTCGCCAGTGAAAATGTCGCACTCGCCTGTAATCCATTCGTTCTTGATGCGGTCGGTGTTTTTCTGCCAGTTGGTAAAATGCACCGTGTTGTACAATTCGATCGAATCCTGTTCGCACGTAATGCCCTTCTCCATGGCCGGACTGCTGATATCCTCGCGGAATCCCAGCACGTCCCGGCAGAACTCTTTGCGGACGAATGTCTTTGCGCCTGCGGAAAGCTCCCCGGCCTTCTTCGCCGGGGCCATAACTTCGCCAAGCGCGGATGCGCGGATAATCATCATTGGGCGGACTCCAAAACATGCAACTCGTTGTCTTGTTCGGTGGTCAGGGTGTAGCGTGAGCGAACAACCTGCACGGATGTTTTACCGGCAGCGATAGCGTCGCACGCGGCGCGGAATCGGTCATCAGGCAATGCTGGCTTTTCTGCGGGCCTGGCAGGCGCTGGCGTTTGGCGCTGGCCTACAGCCGCATTGGCGTCGTCATCCTCCTGGGCGATGCCTGCAAACGATGCCAGCGAGTACCGGCGCAGGTAGGTAATGGCGCTGCCAACGCCTTGCGCGTCTTGCTTGCTGACTGGAGCGGAACAGATGTTGCTTATCCACTCGCCGCTGCTGTGCGTCATCAGCGTCTCCACGCTGGCCATTCCCGATTCAAACGATGGCATCTGTACGATGGCGATTCCGTGCCGGGACATGACAGGGCGGACGGTGTTCAAGACTTCCGCGAGGTCGGCGTATTTGCTTTTGAAATGCGGGTTGTTTGCCGTCTTGCTGGCGTTCTCGATCTCGGCCTGAGCCTTTGCGAGTGCGGCGGACAGCGCCGCGATGGATTCCGATTTATTCACTTTTCATCCCCTTTGGCTTCATGGGCCATTTTCAAAAGTTCTTCGCAATATTGCAGCGCCAACTGCGCCGCCTCGATGCTTACCTGTTCCTCAATATCGCCGTTTTCGTCGCTGTCGCGGTACATCATGGCCGACTCCTGCAGTTCAATGAACGAGTTGAGCATGGCCGCCGCGTCTCGGGCTTTGTCAAGAATTGCGCGTTCGGGTCGGTCGTATGTCCATGACGCCGGGCCGATGTTGCCAGCATGTGCTATTTCCGGGTCGGCGAACCAGCGCCGCAGGTCTTTTAAGTCACTCATCGCCGCCACCATTCCAGACGTACATCAAGGCGCCGCCCAACATGATGGCGATCAGGTACGTAGCCAGGCCGCCCAGCAGTGACCAACAGGCCACTATCAGGAAGGCGGTGACGGCCGTCGCGATGACGACGGCGATAAGGTCCAGCAGGTCGGAGGTTTTCATGCTGACTCCAGCATCTTTTGTTCAGCGTAGGCAATCTCGTCATCGGTAAGCGTGATCGCGTTGCCGTCGGCGTCATTTGCGCCTTCAAAATCGACATAGGCCGACCATGACGGATCATCCCATCCGCCGTTCTGCTCCGGGTTGAAATACCCAAACACTTCAATTTCGATGTCTTCGTAATTGCGGATCACGGACATCGTTGCCGTGACCGTTCCGCCTCTTTTTTTATTGCTCATGTCGTTCCCCTTGTTTGCTGTTGTGTTTCGATGAATCCAGTATTGCACACGCAATACATACCGGCAACCCCATACGCTAAAAATATTCTTGCGCGACTATTGCTGGCGCTATATAGTGGAGTCCATGTAGATGAGGTGATAAAGTGGACTTTCAAAAAATTGTGGCCGAAATCCTGGAAACCGGGATGACGCAGACAGAGCTGGCAAAACGATGCGGCAACGGCACAACCCAGGGCCACATCAGTGCTATTTATACCGGGCGGCGTGGTGATAAGATCGGGTACCGGCTCGGCGATGCGCTGGTCAAGATTCACCGCCGCGCCATGCGGACAAAGGTAGTGGGGTCAGGAGTCGCGAGCGAATCGGTCAAGGACGTGGCCTCTGCTGTTAGCTGAAAGGGCGCGGCAGGGAGGATGGGATTAATTCGTCAGACGGGGCTTGTGTTTGCCTACATTCCGGAATCATCGCCGGGTCGATCAGATGCGAGTCACTCACGTTACGAGTGTTCAACCGCATGGGCATTGGACGATTCCGGGACAGCCGGGATATGGGTGTGTGGAGGCTGGATAGGTCGCGATGAGAGCCAGCAAAGCACAGATGCGCGGGAAACCGGGAGTCATGACCCGGACAACCGCGCAAAGGGCGAAAGCTCCCCGATGCGTCATTGAGACGCGAAAACAGTGCCCAGCCGGTTGTATCTGTCGGGAAATCCAGCGGCAACGCTGTCGAAACACAGAGCAACGTCGAGACTACACAAAGGCCCGCCCAGTGTAGCCCGGAGCCTGGCCGGACAACAGGCCAACGATCAAGGCATTGACTTAGAGCTATGACAAGCCTGGTGGCGGTAGTGATCGGGGAGTGTCTTGATCGTTGCAGCGTAGAACAGTCGGTAGTTCCTATGGGTCGCGGGTTCGATTCCCGCCGCTGCAACAACTGAGGGCCAGTGTTCCAAGGCGGCGAGCTTGACTCCAAATCAGGCTGAGCGCGGTTCGATTCCGTGGGCCTTCGCCAATTATCTGCTTTTATCCGCGTTTCGATAAAACACGCCGGACGGGATCAGCAATGACCGCACCATCCGGCGACTATTCCGCACCACCACCCCCCCCTTAAAAATATTGCGCTTGCAATTATTTCCGCTCCCCTGTAATCTGCATTTGTCCGCTGAAATTGGCGGCATTGGTTAATTTTTGGGGGATTTTATGGACTACATGCAGTTCCTGGATGAAAAAACACAAGGCGGCGCGGACTCAGGTTTTGCGCCGGTCTGGATGCCTGATTTCCTGTTTGATTTTCAGGCCGACATGGTTGAATGGGTCGTCCGTAAAGGACGCGGAGCAGTGTTTGCTGACTGCGGAATGGGCAAGACAGCCATGGGTCTGACGTGGGCGTCAAACGTGGCGCGAAAGACCGGAAAGCCTGTCCTGTACCTGACGCCGCTTGCTGTCGGTTCTCAGACGGTGCGTGAGGCTGAGAAGTTTGGCATTGAGGCGCGCCATTGCCGCACCGGGTCAAAGCACGGCCACATCATTGTCACCAACTACGAAAAGCTGCACATGTTCAACCCGTCCGATTTTGGCGGCGTAGTGTGCGATGAGTCGTCCGTGCTGAAGTCATTTGCCGGGGCGCGTAAGACCGAAATCACCGCGTTCATGCGTAAGGTGCCGTACCGACTTTTGCAGACCGCTACGGCCGCGCCAAACGATTTTATTGAGCTTGGCACATCATCCGAGGCGCTTGGATACCTTGGCTACATGGACATGCTGAACAAGTTTTTTAAGAACGACCTGAACAACTCCGCACAGGGCCGCATGGCTGGCGAAGTCGTGAAGTGGCGGCTCAAGGGCCATGCAGAGCAGCCGTTCTGGCGTTGGGTGTGCTCATGGGCGCGTGCTATCCGTCGTCCGTCTGACATTGGCTACAGTGATTCCGCTTTCGTTCTGCCAGCCCTGCACGAGATTGAGCATATCGTTGATGCGCGCACGCTGGCGGACGGAATGTTGTTCGCTCTGCCTGCCAATGGACTGAAAGAACAGCGAGAGGAAAAACGCCGGACTATTCAGGAGCGGTGCGAGAAGGCTGCGGCTCTGGTCAATCACACCGGCCGGCCCGCCATCGTCTGGTGTCAACTTAATGACGAGGGAAACATCCTGGAAAAACTGATTCCGGATGCCGTTCAGGTTAGCGGATCTGATTCTGACGACGCGAAGGAGGCCAAGTTGGAGTCGTTTGCTGAGGGCCGGTCTCGCGTACTGATTACCAAGCCGAAAATTGGCGCATGGGGGCTTAACTTCCAGCACTGCAATCACACGGTCTATTTTCCGTCGCACAGTTTCGAGCAGTACTACCAGGCTGTCCGGCGCTGCTGGCGGTTTGGCCAGAAACGCGAGGTGACGGTGGATATTGTCGCAACCGAAGGCGAGTCCGGCGTGATGAAAAACCTGCAACGCAAGGCTGGTCAGGCTGATGCGATGTTTTCAAATCTGGTGGCCGAGATGAATCACGCCACCGCAATCAACCGCAAGAACAACATGACAAACAACCTGGAGCTTCCAAAATGGCTGTAATCGACCAAGTGATTTCCGACAAGTTCGCTGTCTACAATGGGGACTGTGTTGAGGTGATGCAGGGCATCCCGGACAACGCCATCCACCTGTCCATCTATTCGCCTCCGTTCGCAGGACTTTACCATTACAGCAGCTCAGAGCGTGACCTGAGCAACTGCGACAGCTATGAGACCTTCATGCACCATTACGGGTTCGTGGTCAAAGAACTGAACCGCATCACCATGCCGGGCCGTGTGACGTGCGTTCATTGCATGGACGTTCCGCGCAGTAATAGCGGCACCGACAGCTATGTCGATTTTCCCGGCGACATCATCCGGCTGCATGAGGCGAACGGCTGGCGGTTCACTGGGCGGCGCATGATTTGGAAAGAGCCTTTGGCTGTCCGCCTGCGCACCATGCAAAAGAACTTGGCCCATGCCTCGCTTGTTGCTGATTCCATTGATTGCGGCGTGGCGGCTGGAGATCAGTTGCTGACGTTCCGCAAGATTGGCGAGAATCCCGTGCCTGTGGCGCATCCGGTTGGCATGTTGGAATATGCTGGTGAGCGCAAGATGCCCGCAGACCTGCTGGCGTATCGCGGCTGGAAAGGCAAGCAGACCGAGAACCGATTCAGTCATTGGATTTGGCGTCAGTATGCCGACTGCATGTGGGATGACATCCGCATTAACCGTGTGCTGCCATATCGTGACTGCCGTGAGGAAGACGACGAGAAACATGTACACCCGTTGCAGTTGGATGTTATCGACCGCTGTGTCGTCCTGTTCAGCAACCCCGGCGAGACCTGCTTTACCCCGTTCATGGGCGTAGGTAGCGAGGTCTACAGCCCGGTCATGTTGGGCCGTCGCGGCATGGGCGCAGAACTGAAAACCGCCTACTTCCGACAGGCTGTCAAGAATGTCGAAATGGCTGCTGTCGGCATGAAAGATCAGGTCGAAACTCTGGATATGTTTGATGAGCAGGGCATGATGTAGGCGTTACATCGCAATTGCAAAATGGTAAAATACATGTGCGGCTAGGGGGCACCCAAAGAGCGTCTAGTCAACGCCTGCCGCCATCCTTTTGACTCTCTTGACCGAGGATCGCAACATGGCGCGCGCACGAAGCCTGAAACCAGCATTATTCCGCAACGAAATACTCGGCACCGCCGACCCGTTCTATACCCTGCTTTTTGAGTCCCTGTGGCTCATTGCTGACCGCGAAGGCCGGTTAGAAGATCGGCCGATTCGCATCAAAGCAGACACCTTTCCATACCGCGAAGGAATCGACATTGACGCCATGCTGACGTGGCTTCACGACAATGGATTTATTATTCGGTACGACTCGCGAAATTACGCGAGCGACTCAGGAAAAAACGCGAGCCACTCGCGATTTATCCAGATTGTTAATTTCCTGAAGCATCAAAACCCACACCGCAATGAAGCCGAATCAATAATTCCAGCATATTCAAGCGATTGCGAAAACTCGCGAAAAAACCAGAGTGACTCGCGAAATTACGCGAGCGCTTCGGAGGAAATCGGAAGCGCTCCGGCTTTAACCCTTAACCCTGTAACCTGTAACCTTAACCCTCTTCCACTTTCCAAGACGGCTGCGCCGAAGGAAGAAGAAAACCCGCACCTGTTTTCCGACTCCGACACTCGCCGGTTTTTCGCCATGCCGATGGACTGGAACCCTGACCCTGTTGAACTGCAAAAGTACGTCAACGGAAAGATTCACGCCGGTAAACCGTTGACGCTGGAAACCGTCTTGGGGCATCTTGGAGACTACCGGGAAGCTACCCATGCGAAGGGCGAGAAGCGCACAGAATCGGAATGGTGCAGGGCGCTGGTCAAGTGGGCGCAACGATGCCTGAGCAATCCTGTCAAACCAGCCAGCAAGCCGCCGACCGAACAGGCACCGCTTGACCTGTACAAACCAATAATAACCCCGCCGCCGTTCTCGAATATGCGCGGCGCACGAGATCCGGAATTGGCCGCAAGAGCCAAGCGCGACCGGGTGGAGTTGTTCCATGGAAAACAATGATGCACCAAAAACACCGCATAGCCTGAGCCTGGAGCAAGCGGTTTTGTCCGGAATCATGTCGGACGGTGAAGGGTGGGATGCAGTCTGTAACGTGATTCAGGAGGTTGATTTTTTCAGCCAGCGCCACCGCGTCATCTGGGCGGCCTGTGCAAGCCTTTACGGGTCGAATGTGGCAGTTGACCCGCTGACCGTCAGCGACTACCTGAAAACGCACGGGCTTGATGCGAGGATGGGCGGCGATGATTACCTGGGCGAGATCATCAAGAACTCACCCGCCACCACGCACAACATCGAAGCGTATGCCGGACGCATCCGCGAGCTGTCCGTCTTGCGGCAGCTGCTGGGCGTGTCGGAGATTATCGCGGGCAGCATCCTTGCCCCGGACGGAAAGACCGCCGCCGAGCTACTGAGCGATGCCGAGGATGCAGTCTTGGGCATATCGACCGCTCGTGGCGGTATTGGTCGCGAAATCCCGATACACGACAGCAAGTCGATGCTGGCGGAATCATTCGACCGCATGTCGGCCGCAATGGACAGGAAGCCCGGCCAACTGTCCGGCGTGGCTACCGGGTTACGCGGCATGGACGACTGGACAGACGGCTTTCAGTCGGGCGACATGATTGTTGTGGGCGCACGACCAAGCATGGGGAAAACCACATACGGACTTAACATCGCTGAGGCGGCGCTATTTTCGCAGCCGCTGCCGGTCGTGATATTTTCCATGGAGTCGCCAAGCTGGCAGATTATCAACCGGATGCTGGCCATGCGCTCCGGCGTGCCGATGAGCAAGATACAGCGCGGATGGTTCGAGGCTGACGAATATCAGCGAGTGTCAAACGCCACGGCCGACATCAAGACGCGGCAGTTTCTGGTCTGCGATCAGGGAAGCATGTCGCCAAATGACATGCGGGCAGTCTGCCGCCGAATCGCCCGGCAGCATGGCGGCATCGGGCTGATGATGTTTGATTATTTCCAGAAATCCCGGAGCAATCGCAGCGACGACCGCCGCACGACAAACGACATTTTGACCGAGGTCAGCGCCGAAATTAAGGGCCTGGGCATGGAGTACAAATGCCCGACTGTGGTGCTGTCGCAACTGTCGAAAACATGCGAGCGCCGACCGAACAAGCGACCGATGAATAGCGACCTCCGCGACTGTGGCGGCATCGAACAGGATGCGGACGTGATTATCATGCTGTACCGTGACGAGGTTTATAACCCGACGAACGCTGAAGCGCAGGGGCTTGCCGAGTTGATCGTCACAAAGAACCGCAACGGGCCGACAGGCACGCTCATGACCCGATTTCATGGCGATGTGTTCCGGTTTGCGGATATTGAAAATCAGGACGGGAGGTTTTGAGATGAAAGTAACGCTGCGGATATTTGGCGGGTGCGTCTGTTTTTTTGACGGAAATAAGGAGATCCGAGAAGGAACCGAGTTTTACTGGATTCCGGTTTCTGACTTGCGAATTGGGGAAAAACGCCGCGACTGGATGCGCCAACTTTCCGAAAAAACATGGTTTACGCCAGATGTTAAATCTAGACTAGTTGCAATTGTCAGCAATTGAGCCTCCATCACCACCTCGTAACCTGCCGACTCTGCCAGCTCGAACAGGGCCACTATTGCCCGGCGCTGTCCGAAAAGACGGCGCAGGGTATGCGCGAACGGGCCAGGACTGACCCGGTAGGATTTGCCGAGTACGTCAGCCGGGTTATTTTTGAGAGGATTACAGGGAAAGTGGTTGACGGTGAATAATGCTAGTGCAATACTGAACAGACAAGAAAACAACGGGGATTTAGCCATGGCTCGCGATTGGGCAGAGGTTCAGGCGATGATGAACGGGACGACCCCGGCTGAGGAATTGCAGAAGCTGGCGGAACGAAACAACATGAAATGGGAAGCTATGGGGCGAGAGGCCGGCATGTGCTATCAGGCCGTCATGGCCATGTGCAAGCGCCACGGGTACGTCAAGCCGCACTGCAAGTCATTTGTATTCCGTGGAGAGACTGCATCACTGATGTCGCACTGCAAAAAATACGGACTTTGCAACAACACGGTCATCCAGTACGCGCAACGCAACGGAATCAGCAAAGCAGACGCGCTTGAGTTGTACGTCACGAACCAGGTTAAAAAACATCATTGGGGAGTGCCGCAATCATGACCGATCCCGTAAACAACCCCGCCCACTACTGCGGGCATCCGAGCGGAATCGAATGCATCCAGGTTACGCGCCATCTGAGTTTTAACCGGGGAAATGCGTTCAAGTACATTTTCCGCCATCGCGACAAAGGCGCGCCGGATCAAGACCTGCAAAAGGCGCTCTGGTACATCCGCGACGAGATCAAGCACAAGGGCCGGATTGTCAATCCGAACGAATACCGCCGCCAGGCGCTGCGGAAAATCCTCGACGCCACGCCGGAAACCTGGGAGTCGCTTTGCTATCTCAGTTTGTGCACGGCTGGAACATTCGCGCTGAAAACGGCGGAACAGGCATTGCTTGAGCATATCGGGGAGCAACCATGACATTATCCCGCAGCCACGCGCGGCAAATGCCACGGAATCGCGTTCTAGGCCGCCTTAAAGCCGGGGAAATGAACAAAACCGAATCAGCCTACGCCGAACACCTGAAAGCGTCTCAAATAGACGGGGAAGTGGCTTTATGGTGGTTTGAGTGTATCGGGCTGAAGGTAGCGGCAAAATGTCACTACTACCCGGATTTTATGGTTCTGTACTCGGACGGCCGCATTGAAATACACGAGGTCAAGGCGCGCAACTCTGCCGGAGGGTATCGGGCTGAGGATGACGCAAAAGTGAAGCTGCGCGTTTGCGCTGAAAAATTCCCGTTCCCGCTCGTTGTTGTCTGGCCGAAACAGGGCGGATTCCGAGCAGGATGGGAGCGGGAAGAGCTATGAAAAAACCACTACAACACCAGCCATTCGCCGCGTTTGTCGTCAAACCTGACGGCATCGAAGGACCGATCCGTCACGAAAACGGATGCGCGAAATACTGCACGAAGCCGCATAACTGGAAAGTCA